CCATAGGTACCAACATTTATAGGAGAAAAAAATGGCAGACTTAAACAAATTTGAAGAAATGCTAGACCGCCTAGTCAATGAAGACAAAGAAGGTGCGGAAGAGCTTTTCCACGAAATCGTGGTAGAAAAATCACGTGAAATTTATGAATCCTTACTGGAGGACGAAGATGAAATTGAAGAAAATAGCACCGACGAAGAAGTAGATGAGTCAGACGACGAAGAAGTTGACGAGTCAGATGATGATTTAGAAGAATCAGACGACGAAGAAGTTGACGAGTCAGACGATGACGAAGAAGTTAGCGAAGACTTTGATCTTGATGAATTTGAAGTAGAAGCAGATCCAATGGCAGACATGGGCGGCGACCCAGCCGATGACATGGCTATGGATATGGAACCACCAGCAGATGATATGATGGGCGGTGATGAAGGCGACGAAGATCTAGAAGATCGTGTAGTTGACCTAGAAGATGCTTTAGACGAACTAAAAGCAGAATTTGAAAAAATGATGTCCGATGAAGACGCCGAAGACGAAGGTGACGACGAAGAAGGCGAAATGGATATGGACATGGATATGGGCGGTGACGACGAAGGCGAAGAAGAGCCAGAAGAGTCATTTGCTGTAGAATCAGATGACGAAGAAGTCGAAGAAAAAGCTAAGGCTCCTAAATCATCTGCAGAGCAGATGCGCGAATATGTAGAAAAAGTTGCAGGCGGCCACGGTGCAGAAACCAAAGGCAAAGGTGAAGCAGGTGCAAACACTAAATCACCAGTAGCAGGCAAAAATGACATGGGCGGCACTGCTTCAAACTTGGTAAGAGGCGACACTGGCGATGTAGTTGAAGCTGGCAAAGGTGCTTTAAAAGGCAACGGTTTAGCAGATACAACTGCAAAAGAAGACAGCGCAGGTAACGTAAATGTTCCAGGCGGTAAGGCTTCTAAGTCAATGAAGGCTATGCCAAAGGGCCATGGCGCAGAGAAAAAAGGCGCAGGCGAATCAGGCACTAATACAAAATCGACCATTGGTGCGTAAGGAAAACGGATGAATAATTACTTACGAGAGCATTTGACATTCGATCAGGCTAATATAGTCGTTGAAAACGCAAACGAAGGCAAAGATCTTTTTATGAAAGGTATTTGCATTCAAGGTGGCGTTCGCAATGCTAATCAGCGAGTGTATCCTGTAAATGAAATCGGCAGGGCTGTCAAAACTCTCAATGATCAAATTAGTGGAGGATATTCAGTTCTCGGTGAAGTTGATCATCCAGAAGGCCTTAATGTAAACTTGGATCGTGTAAGCCATATGATCACAGAAATGTGGATGGATGGACCAAACGGTTATGGCAAGTTAAAAATTTTACCAACCCCTATGGGGCAATTAGTTAAAACTATGCTAGAATCTGGCGTCAAACTTGGCGTCAGTTCTAGAGGTTCTGGTAATGTAAAAGAAGACGGGTCCGGCGAAGTGTCGGACTTTGAAATAATCACGGTGGACGTAGTTGCACAACCAAGTGCTCCAGGCGCCTACCCAACACCAATCTACGAGCATCTTATGAACACTCGTGGCGGATATAAGGCATACGAATTTGCAAAGGCAACTAAAGAAGACCAAAAGGCACAGAAGTATTTAAAAGAGTCGTTGATTAATATAATCAACAAACTCCAATAAAAGGAGAACCAATATGTTGGATGCACTTAAAACTTTATTCGAAAATGATGTAATTTCAGAAGAAGTGCGTACTTCGATTGAAGAGGCTTGGGACGCGAGAGTAAAAGAGAACAAACAGCAAGTTACAGCAGAGTTGCGTGAAGAGTTCGCACAAAAGTACGAACATGATAAAGCAACTATGGTTGAAGCTGTTGATAAGATGCTAAGTGAGCGTTTAGACGCAGAATTAAAAGAATTTGCAGAAGACCGTAAGCAACTAGCAGAAGCAAAAGCAAAGTATGCAATTAAAATGCGCGAAAACTCTGCTTTGTTAAAAACTTTTGTTACTCAGCAACTAAGCAAAGAAGTCGGAGAACTACATGAAGATCAGAAAGCAATGGCAGATAAATTCAGTCAGCTTGAAGAATTTGTTGTAGAAGCACTAGCAAAAGAAATTGCAGAGTTTAACGAAGACAAAAAAGATTTGGCAGAAACCAAGGTAAAACTTGTAAAAGAAGCTAAAACAAAATTTGCAGAAGTCAAAAAAGATTTCTTAGCAAAAGGTGCAAAAGCAGTATCAGAAACAGTTGCCAAGACACTTAATAAGGAAATTGGACAACTTAAAGAAGATATTGAAGTTGCACGTAAGAACGACTTTGGTCGTAAACTATTTGAAGCATTTGCCGGCGAATACGCTAATAGCTACCTCAATGAGAAATCAGAGACAGCTAAACTAATAAAAGTTCTTGAACTAAAAGACAAGCAACTAGCAGAAGCAAAAGCATTCGCTACAAAAGCACACAAACTAGCAGAGTCAGTTAACAGTGAAAAAGCAAAGTTAATTGAAAGTGCTAAGAGAGAAAAAACAATTAATGACTTGATTGCACCTCTATCAAGAGAGCAGAAAGAAATTATGACAGACTTACTGGAATCAGTTCAAACCAGCAGACTACAAACTGCATTTGACAAGTATCTACCGGCAGTAATCGACGGTAAAGGTCCAGCGAAGCAGAAGGCAATATTATCAGAAGGCAAAGAAGTAACAGGCAACCGTGACGCAGAGTCACAAACTAACGTTAGTAGAACAGCAGACTACAACGACAATGTCGTTGACATTAAACGTCTAGCTGGATTAAATTAAGGAGAAACCAAATGTCAGAACTACTAGAAAGTCGCTGGCAGGACACAAAGACTGCACTTCTTGAAGGCCTAACAGGCACAAAGAAAGGCGTGATGGAAGCAACTCTTGAAAATACTAAAAAGTATTTGTCAGAAAGCGCATCCGCTGGTGCTACTTCTGCCGGTAATGTTGCAACTCTAAACAGAGTTATCCTACCAGTCATTAGACGTGTAATGCCAACAGTGATTGCAAACGAAATCGTTGGTGTACAACCAATGACAGGTCCAGTGGGTCAAATCCACACACTACGTGTTCGCTATAGCGATACAGCCGACAACGTAACAGCAGGTGATGAGGCACTATCACCATTTAAGATCGCTTCTGCCTATTCAGGCAACAACGATGACAGCAACCCAGCCGCTAACACAACAGCGTCACTAGAAGGTACTGCTGGTAAGCGTTTAAGCATCCAGATCTTAAAGCAAACTGTCGAAGCAAAATCCAGAAAGCTATCAGCTCGCTGGACTTTTGAAGCCGCGCAAGACGCACAGTCACAACACGGCATCGACGTTGAAGCAGAAATCATGGCTGCACTAGCACAAGAAATTACCGCAGAAATCGATCAAGAAGTACTAACTTCTCTTCGTGCTCTAGCTGGTAACGCTATTGAAGCATACGACCAGTCAGCAGTATCAGGTACAGCTACATTCGTTGGTGACGAGCATGCCGCATTGGCAGTTCAGATCAACCGTGTTGCTAACTTGATTGCACAGCGTACACGTCGCGGTGCAGGTAACTGGGCAGTTGTTAGCCCATTTGCACTAACTGTTCTACAGTCTGCAACAACAAGTGCTTTTGCACGTACTACAGAAGGTACATTCGAAGCACCAACAAACACCAAAATGGTAGGTACTCTAAACAATGCAATGAAAGTTTATGTTGATTCATATGCTTCAGACGCAACAGACGTACTTGTTGGTTACAAAGGTTCAAGCGAATCAGATGCGGCAGCATTCTATTGCCCATACATTCCGCTAATGAGCTCAGGTGTTGTACTAGATCCAGACACATTCGAACCAGTTGTGAGCTTCATGACTCGTTATGGATATGTTGAACTAAGCAACACTGCTTCTTCACTAGGTAACGCAGCCGATTACCTAGGCAAAGTATCTATCGCTAACGTATCGTT